GAGTGTCGTTTAATGGAAGAACATTTAATCAAATCACATAATGCTGTTAGAAGCTCATCATTCTATAATATATCATTACCTAATTCTAAATTCATAGGAACATCTGAAACTGCATTTAAAGGAGCTCAAACAAAACGGGATGATGTAGATGCTCTTGGGTTTAATGGATTGCAGAGGAGTGGACAAAAGAGTGGTTACACATGATTACATACACTAGATGTGAATGGAATGAATATTAATGAGTTGAATGGGATAAAGGTAAGAGAAACAATTACTCGTTTAGATGATAAAGGAATTTCAATAGCACAGAACCGTACTATTGATATAGTTAAAACGAGATCAGAGATTGGGTTAGATGGGTTAACGAGTTATCAAAGAGGGGGAACAAAAGTTATTTGCTTTCCTTATCAACACGTAACGGTGATGGAATATCAAACGCTGAAATTAGTAGTATGAAGCAAAAAGAAACTAAAGGTGATAGTGTCTGGAAAGAGAGAGTTGGGGATCCGTCACACTTAAAAGCAACCCAAACAATGAGAGATGAAATAGTAGATGATGAGTATCTTCAAAGTTTAAATTTATCCCCTGGAACTACTTGGAGAGATATTGGTATATACGTGATTTAATCAGGGTTAGCAGTAACAACAGCTTGTCCGCCAGATATACCAACACCCATACTAATAACTTGTACAGCAGCCCACTCAGGTCCGTATTGATCAGTCCATATAGCATTAATCACTGGCCACGTTTCAATTGAGCAAGTTGTAACATGTTCAGCTACTCCATTAAGTATTGTTAATGGTGATGCAAAAGATTCAGCTAGAGTGATAAGGATACTAACACCAGTAGCATTCACACCACCAGCAGATATTAGTCCAGAGTCAATGTCTACATCAGCATCACATGAGAAGTTCATATTAACCCAAATACTAGCATATGATTCTCCTTGCATCTCTGATACAGTATTATGATTGATTATAGGTTGAGTGTCAACTGTTAATGATCCTTTCATACTATTTAACTGAGTATCAAACGTAACTTGAGATGCAACAGAGATTATTCCTATGTTGATTACACTCGCCGATCCATCTCCAACAACTCCAGATATCGATACAACTCCAGAATCAATATCAATACTAGCCTTTCCCTCAAACACTTTAGAAGCCCAAACATCCACAAGAGCTTGAGCTTTTGCTTCAAACGGTTCAACTATATGCTGCTGAGCGTTATCAACAACAACTGAAGCTGTATTAACATATGTATCCCATCCATAGCTATGAGAAGATGCAGCTCCCATCAAAGCCCCTGAACAATGAACATCTGCACGAGATCTTCCTATAATAGTATTAGGATTACATTCCAATGAGGCTGATCCCAATACATCTGCAATAGGATAATAATGGAATGGTTCCCAAATAGCAACTGAATCACAATTTACATATACTTCAGCTGATGCCATTCTAATAATATAAGGATTAACGTTAAGTGATAATACATTAGAAATGAATACTCCAGCTGCTGCATCTGCAACTATAGGATTAATTGTTACTGTAACTTCATTATTGATATCAGCTGACACTGTAACTAATTTAACAGCATACACTTCGATTGAACAGTTAGAGAATGTGATTCCAGCTCCAATATGATACGCTCCCCCTCCAACAACAGATACTCCTCCTCCATCAATTGTTAATGAATTATATGAAGTATTGTGAGATTGACATTGAATATCAACGTTAATAGTACACAATCCAGATCCTGCTTTCTGTATAGAACAATCAGCAATTATATTAGATCCTGATATAGATACAGCACATCCATCCCCAACAATCACTCCAGCATTCACATAAATTGAACTTCCGTGAATGTTAGATGAAGCTTGATATAACATAACAGAATCTGAGTTGATGTCAACTCCTCCAGTTACATCAGCTGTTGCATATCGAGTAACAATTGTATCTGCTTCTCCATAAGAGATACCTTGTATATTTCCTGCTCCATCCCCAAGAACAGACCAAACAGACATAAGATCATTCAAATCAAGATGAATGTCAGCATAAACTTGATAATAGATGGAACCGATTGCAGATAAGTTACCATTCAAGAATGTATCAGATGATCCTTCAATGAATGCTCTTGAATCAGCTACAACATCAAGAAAATTGATTAATCCTGCCCAAGCTTCCATCATATCAGATTCAAGGTTTGATGTGTATATACCATCCTCAGTAGCATATGTACTAAGAGTATCTCTTGATGGTTCAGCTCTTAATATTCTCACATCAGATGTGCTTTGAGATGCAGGAACCCAACTACTTTGTTTAGTAAATGTACTTTGATTGAGATTAACTAAGCGGCGATCTTTAATCAAATTGACTTGATTAGGTATTAACTCAGGATTATCTGATGCATTAATTGCTAATATCGATATATTATCTCTATATCTAATATATCTCATCAGGTATAGTCAGTAAAATTAAAAGGATCTAATTCATCAAAGTTTAATATATCATTACCTTCCGTTTGAATAGTGTCAAACTCATTATTAATTCCAGTTGCCTCCCAAATTAACTCATGATCCTGTATTACATCCTTAGCTCCTCGAGGCCATGATGGCTCTTGAGACGGGATATTAGACATTCCTAATCCCGTCTGTTGAACTACCTTATACCACAACCCTGTCCACATACCATTAGCAGTAGGATGCACTAAATCTCCTACAGAATATCTATGATTTGATTTCCAATCTTGTATACCAACCGGAGCATTAATCAATATCGGATAATCTGTTATTGGTTGATCTGTAATATTCTCGATATCATCAATCGATATATTATCAGTATCAAACTCTTCATTAGCATATGTGAATAACTCACACTGAAGTTCAAGATAAGGAAGAGTTCCCATAGGATAGAAACTAGATCTATCACTCGATACATAAGTGATCTCAAATAAACTATCATTTAAAGGGAAGTATATTAAGTCTCCTTCCAACGGGTGATCCATAGTAGTGTAATGTTGAAAGTTTCTAGGATTAACCTGAAGTGACACTCTATCTTTTATTTCGATACCAAATTGTTGAAATACTTCTCCTTCTCCCTCAAAAGAGTCAGTACTAGATATATACATTTCTAGTTCATAAGTCTCAGAGAATCTATCTAAAGTGCTTTCTCCGAATATAAGATCTTCTTTTAATCGTTCTCGGGGTAAATACACCAAATCAATCCCATAATTTGAGATAAACTCCATTGATAGATCGTGAAGAAGATCTTGTTCATTGGTCGAGTTAAAGTGATTGAAATATTGTGAAGTAGCCATATCAGTATTTATCTTTGGGAATAAAATAAAACCCTACATCTCTCCATGTCTGTCCCACTATAACATCCCGAGAACCGATACTTTGAAGATATCTTCCTTGTGTATATGATGATTTAGAAATTTTATTATCCAATTTATTAATTATTCTTATGATTGTAGCTGTTCCTATGTTACCTATTGCTTCCGATAATTCACCAGCAGATGGATACTCTCCATACTTGGTATGGCAGTAATATCCTTTAAATGTACCAGAGCGAGTTCCTCCGTGAGATCCTTTATTAATCCAATTACATCCAGATGGTTTATTTGTAGTTCTAACACATTCTCCTGTCACAGTATTTGTCCATGATGTGGTTCCTATGTTAGGTCCTTGTTTAATCCAATCATCTCCTGGAGAATCTACAGAGGTTGTATAATCTCCGTTATTTACATTCATCCAGAAATGTTTATTGGTATTAACTCCCCTTCTTTCCCAATCATCTCCTGGAGAGTTTCTAGCAGATGTATACGTATCCATCTTATCATTGTACCAGAATAAAGTATCTTTAGATGGCCCTTGTTTAACCCAACCATCTCCAGGAGAAATCTTAGAGGTTGTGTATTTCATTTTAGATTCATTGTACCAGAAATTTGTTCCTATTTGAGTGCCTTGTTCAACCCATTCTCCGATAGGCTTATTAATTGATTTTTTATAAACATTGGTATGTGTGTTATACCATGTAAGTTTATTAATTGCATGTCCTTGTTTAATCCATCCCTCTCCTGGACACTCAAAACTGCAGATATATTCATTGGTATTGGAATTGTACCAGTAAGTTGTTCCTTTATTCGGAGCTTCATTCACCCATTCAACTCCAGGAGAAACCTTATCTCTAATATACTCATTTGTAATGTTATTGTGCCATATTTTAGTATAACGAGATATACCTTGTTTAATCCATCCTTCTCCTGGATCTACATCATACCACTCAAATTTACCATCATTAATGTTATAATATGATTTAAATGTAGATTTACATTTCTGAGCTTGTTCATATACCTTTGAATTAATTGTATCCTTTAATCTATTCATTAAAGTAACAGCAGAAAGCATTTTATACTTTGCTTGACCTTCAAGGAATTTAGTTAATAATATATGACAAATGAAATGTTCCCGAGCTGTTAAATTAACTATATTAGTATGTTTATTGGAACCACCTAAACTCTTAGGAGTAATGTGATGCTTCTCTACATACATATCTTCTCTAAATATAGGATTCAACACACGATTAGATATGATTGAATAGTACCATTTATGATACTTGTTGATGAAAGTCTTAGTTGGATAAATATGCATAGGTGCTTCCTCGTTTAAATGATAAAGTACTACCAGTGGAATTCGATCTTCGCGACTGGTCCTAATATTTATACAAAATTAAACCTGATGAAAGTCCTACCCTATCATAAAGTCTACTGGATCTTGATATCTTGTACGGAATTCTTCTAACAGTCTCTCTTTTTCGGTTGCATATTTCTCACGGATATCTGAACCGTTAATTTCAAGCCCACCTGGAAGAATTGCTCCCGAATGTTTACCTAAATTATCTCCAAACTGAATTCCAACCAAACATGTTGCGTAATTCTTTAGCCATGTATCATTAAACACATCTCCGTTAGCGTCGGGGTCTAGTGTTTTATATATCTCAATTATAAATTTATTACCTTCAACTAACTCAGCTCCATTAACTACCAATCTATTACTACTTTTATTGTAGGTGTAATCTCTTACTGGTTTAAAGTAATGGTTAGCTAAACTTATTTGTTGTTGAGTTAACTCATAATCAGTAAATCCGGTAGAAGCTCCTCCTCTCATATTATTATACGTTTGAGCAGCTAATTGCCAAGACTCTGACATGAATACCTCATCTCCTTCCCCATTTAATGGTTCAATGAGATCGATAATACTAATCACTTCATCTGGAATATCGAAATATCCATTACTCACGTTATCAGCTGTTGTAGTGATTTCATGGTAACTTAATACACTTCCGTCATAATGTTCCTCAAGAAAGAATTGTAAAGCATCATCTAATCTATCTGCAACTTGATCGGGGGCAACGTTAATCGATATTACGGGTGCTCCTAATCGACGCATCACATAATCAGTTAACTCAGATTTATTCTGTAATTTCATTTTAGTTCCTTTCTGTTATTTATCTACATCTTTAATGTAGAAACCTAAATCATTCCAGGTTAAACCAATAATATCATCTTTACATCCTAATGATTGAAGATACTTATTCATGTTATAGGATTTCGTGGTGATAACTACATTAAAGTGTTTCTTTCTGAGAGAGTTAATAACAGTTACCTTTAATAATGGTAATATGTTTATTATCTCATGGGCAAAATGGAAGCATCCGTACTCATCGTGACATATCAATCCCAGATGAGCATTCTTCTTTCGAGCTACTCTTTGACAACCATTAAGACCATTCTCATCTATATTAGTTTGCATTGTATCCAATCTCTTATTCATAGCCCTTTGACAACCATTAAGACCATTATCATCAATATCTAACTTCTTAGCTTTAATCCCTTTAACGGATGCTCTCTGAAAGGTGTTAAACCCGTTATCATCAATGTTCAACCTCTTAGCTTTAATCCCTTTAACGGATGCTCTCTGAAAGGTGTTAAACCCATTATCATCGATATCTTGTAGTTTAGTAATAACACCTTTAAATACTGCTCGTTGACATCCATCGAGACCATCATCAATATCCTTTCTCATTGTATCTAACTTCTTCTGAATTACCCTTTGACATCCATTGAACCCATCTTCATCTATATCGTTTTTCTTTGTAGCTATACTCTTAATGGATGATCGTTTATATGTATCTAATCCATTACCATCAACGTCCAACTTTTTAGCTTTAACACCTTTAATAGATGCTCTCTGATACGAATCTAATCCATTTTCATCTATATCATTTCTCCTATTCGATACAATCTTCTTTAATGTTTTAGGTGAATTACAGAATCCCATGTTAGCGTACCCCTTATTGTAAAATAGAGGATTAGAAGCTGCTTCATGTTCTCTTTGAATAGTCTCTTCATAGTTTAAACATTCAATATTAGTTGAGAGTGTTTTAATGATAACACGTTCTAATTGAGGTGATTGATTTCTTTGAAGAGCTCTGAGATGGGGATTGGAAGATGATCCAAAGTAAGTATCCTCTTCAGGATTGATATTATTTTCTTGTAATTCTTTGCGATAAGAGGAACCGATGTAGTATCGTTCGGTTCCTATTGGATTTAAATCTGTTATCAAGTAAACATAAAAGTTAAGGCCTGTATAAGATAACATTCTTAATTGGTTGGTTTAGTATCATTCCATTTATTCCAAGCTGATATCCCTTTATCGTGAATAGTCTTGCGTGTATATGGTTTATTAGATGGTCCTTTTCCTCTAGCTTGTTTAGCAGCTTTTAACCACGAATCTTTATCATTATTATACAACGAAATCTCCTTCTTGTAATTCATCCACCCGTATAAACTCAAAACCATCATCCATTTTAACACTGACGTATTCTTTTAAGTTCATTTCAATCCCATCGATTAAAACCACATCCCCTATAATCTCAAGATTCTTTTGTTTATACAGTTCTATCATAATAGTATTTATCTGTTTAAGTGTACATATCAGTATTAATGTTGTACAATAGATGATAAATAGATATACTAGTACTGGGCTCTAATTAATGCGCTGACCAGGATAAAAACTTAGATGAAATATGTCTGATGAGACTCTAAACACAATAAAGTAATAAGTATCAGTATTGTTGTTGAGTTTATTTAATTTTTTGTTACTTTTAATGGATGAACTCAATACCTGATGAGGTATTAAAATAAACCAAAAATACAATGCAGGCTCTGTTCCCCCCTAACAACTTGCGACAACGGGCCCACTGGGTTAGATAAACACTTATCAAAATAAATGTATACAGGAAATTTCCTTGATAGCAGTACTGTATATTGATTTTGATGATAATCTCGTCTTTATGGAGATTACTTGGAGAGGCGCTACGGAAATAAAGTCTGATTGATAATAGACAGCGTCTGTGTATGAGAATATATCTTTTACACAATATGATTATCCGCAGGAGATTTTTACTCTCCTGTTAACTTGCTAGTTAAAGGATGAGCTTTTAGGTCAATTCAAAAGCAAACACCTTGGAGAAAAGGGGTAAGTGTATCTGAATGATTTTGAATATATTTAGTTGATAGATGTCCGAATAAAATTGAATCAGAGATAAATTAATGTTTCATAATTTGGTATTTTTAGACTTTACATCGAACATCCTCTAACTACCGTTAAAGTACTGTTAAAATACCGCGATCATCCTCGAACAGCCGCGAAAATAATCATGATATCTTTCCTGCAGCCATTGTACCTATTATAGTCTTATTTAACGATTTTCTTAGTTATAGCTTTTTTCTTAACAACTTTTTTCTTAACAGCTTTTTTCTTAACAACTTTTTTCTCTGATTCTTTATTATCAAATGCATCTTTAACTCTAGCTACTAACTGATCATCAATCTTATTATCAGTTAAAGATACAGCCCATTCAAGTATATCTAAACCCAAACCTATTAATACCTTTTTTGGTAAAAGTGCTACTATCAAACTACCCATTATCATATTCCTATTTAAGTTAAAATTACATTATATATTTATCTAGCTTACAAAGATTCGAAAAAACTCACTATATATGTACTATCACCAGTTAAGTTAAATTGATCAATCAAATCATTCAACTCCAAAGCTTCTTTATTACCAAATCGTTTAGCGATTCCGTATGAATTTCCCCACATATCTTTCACAGACGCACACGACCTCTCATAGTAATACGGATCCTTATTAACATTCATATCATCATTAATAATAAAGAAACACATCTCAATGTTATTATACTCATATATTTTAGCGAATGCAGATGGCACAGAAGCTCCATTAATAATAAACGGCTTATCATTAAAATAAACTAATGTAGTTGATGTAATACCGTCATACTTTATAGCTAGAGATCTCTCTAAGCGTTCTAGAGGTACGAATTTATATCTGTTAGTAGCTTTAGTCTGGAATTGAATATTAGCCATTGTATAAGTAGCATTCAAAGAATCTTGACTCCAATCCCATGAAGAATCAGATAACCCTAGATGACCTCTATCATATCCAGTATTCTTATAATCTTTCGAGATAACTGCAAATTGTTTAGGAATTCTAGTATCACGATAGAAAGATGGTCTCTTTTTAATATTAAGATCATTCACTTTTGACGTAACATTAGCTGTAATTGCTATCGGACCTTTCATATCATACGAGTAGCATATAGAACTGTACTCATCTTCTAGTATTTGATCACAAGACTCAGTATTCATGAAATTAGCACTAACATTAAATGATAATAACGTAACCACTAACAACAACTTCATCTCCACTTCCTTTTAATGAAATACTCAAATACACTAACAATCCCACTTCCAATCTCTTTAGGACTCGGGAGCATCCAACCTAATATCATTAAAACCCAAACCCAAAACGGTATATCCTCAATATTAGTTATAGTATCAGCTATCATATCAGCTTTAGTATTATTAACATCCCCATCGTTATTAAAAGCGTCTGAATTATTCTTAGCTGAAATACCCTCATTAGTTTCAACATTCTCTCCTACATTAGCTGATATAGATGGAGCATCTCCTCCCCCAGCAAGATTAGTTAATAAACCTAAACCACAACCTTGTAGTGATAGAGTTACAATAAGTAGTGTAATTATTTTCATGTTGATTTCAACTTATGTTTAACTTTAGCCGCTAAGGTACCGACAACCCCAATAATAAACTGAGCACTAGATGGTCCAGGCCATGGGAATGATGCTCCAACCAACCCAACAACCAATAAACCTAATAATTTAGCCCCTTCAGATCCAGCAAATAGTGTAGCTAGAGTGAATTTACCTGCAAGAGCTCCGAATAAATCATCCATACCAAAATCATACCCAAGATCACCTGAGAACGACATATTAAACCATATATAGATCAATATACCTCCAACAACGAGGCCTCCCATTTTCTTGAGAATAGGATGTTCTTGGAGGAATTTATCTAATTTCCTTAGTTCCTTTTCCGTCCACTTACCTACCACTGTATCAGCTATATACTCAGTAATTGCTTTAATTACATCTTGATAAGCTTTAAAACCCTTTTTAAGAATACTAAACAATTTCTTAAATGACCACTTTATCATCTTGAAGAATGTAAAAACAGGTTTCTGTTTAAATAACGATAACAGACTCTTGAAATCAGTTTTCATCTTAGCTGCTAAATCCTTAACAAACTCAAACTTCTTCTTTAATGATGCTGGAATTAACCCCTCATTCATTGTTCCGTTAAGGTATAAATCAACTGCCTCATTAAACTGATGATACTCTATTTCGCTTGTAAATTCATTGTATGTAATCATTATTATATTTATCATTTAGTTCATTGAGATAGTTAACAAAAGATTAGAAATGTGTTATAATAGATTCATAATAAGGATAAATACAGAGATAATTCAACAAAAAGATTGTAAACAGAATTTGATGATGGTAATGAAAAAGGCGGATAGCACACGGGTTCAAATCCCGTCATCTCCACCATAAGTATATTAATTCACGGATTATATTAATGTACTTATGATGGGGATGAATTGGAATCGACTAACGTATAATGATCATTATTTAGAATCGGCAATGCTAAAGCCGTGATTGAGAGTTCAATGATAGGTGTAAACTGAAATTGAATTGACTTAATATAAGAAGCACTTTAAAACTTAAATGACACTAAAACTGCATTTAAAGTAGAAGGAACACCTGTATGGGCATCCCGTTCTACTGCTATGAGATTACAAGCTAACGCTTAGAATTTCATCTGAAGAATATCTCATCCTCTCATCTTTATTATCCAACAGAGAGGATCTTATTTCAAAATGGTTGGGTTCACGGTACACTTAAAAGGAAACTTTTCTGTATCTGAGTAATGAGATATCCCTGAAACTTTATTCTCTTTTACGAGTTCTCCATTCTCGTATTAACAGTACATGACATAGGGTCGTATATTGTATTAACCGGGATGCCTTTTGGGTCCCAATTTGTCAGGAGACAATAATGAATGATTTAGATACACTCTTTAATAGAGCATTTGGTTTTGAACCTATGCTTCGTAATATGAATACTGTTCCAGTAGATCAGAAATTCCCCCCATGCAATATCGCATCATACTTAAATGAAAATAATGATAAACGTTTTCGAGTAGATTTAGCATTAGCTGGTTGGTTAAGAGAAGAACTTGAAGTGATTGTAGGGAATAATAAACTCACTATTAAAGGAGATCCAAAAGAAGATGAATATCCTGATGATGTTGATTTTAAATGGATTCAACACGGTATAGCTAAACGGGGTTTCGAATGGTCACGTGTAGTTAGTGACGATCTTATTCCAGATAATGTATCTTTTGATGATGGTATTTTGAGTGTGTGGTTAGATGAAAAAGTTCCGGAACACAAGAAAATTAGAAGTTTATCAATAGGTAAATCAGAGCTTATGTTAGAAAACACGTAACAAGTGGTCGACGCCTGGATGGAGTATGGTTTACATACTCCATTTTTTGTGGTATAATTATATTACTATACAATTGAGGATATTTGATATGATGTTAAGATGGTTAGGAAATAAATTACATCAAGCTGGTAACTGGTGTTATAATATAGCTGATAGAATGGATTTCACTATAGATGAACATGAAATATGCAAATGATATTAATTCATGTATACCACTAAAATCTGCTCTAAATGTTTAGAATAAAAATCAATCAGAGATTTTTATAAAAATAAGAGGAATAAAAAATGGTATTTCTACAGCTTGCAAGAATTGTGCTGATATAATGAGTGATACTACTAAAATTAATAACAAAACACACTATGCACTATCACGAGAACGTAGACGGATATGTATACAAACCATTATACAACAATGAAAACATGATGTTGGTTGTGGAGTATGTAAAGAAGATGAGCCAGTTTGTTTAGATCTACATCACATAGATCATACAAGTAAAGACATTCACCCCTCTAATTTAATCAGAGGATCAGTCGTTGAGCTAATCAAAGAATTCAGTAAATGTATCGTTGTATGTAAAAACTGTCATACAAAGATACACAACAATAAAATAAATTGTCCAGTGATGAATACTAAAATAGATTTATTAGAAACAACCCTCAATGAACATATAAATGCTCGTTGACTTAAAAAGCCGCTATAGCTCAGCTGGTAGAGCAACGCACTTGTAATGCGTAGGTCCGGAGTTCGAATCCCCGTGGCGGCACCAAATAACATGAAAACAATATGTAAAAGCCTAGGAACTAGGTGCGATGATAATAAAGAGACAGCTGATCATTGCTGTCTCTTTAGACTTGGTATGTACCTATTAGAATTAGTTACATGTATTTTTATTATAACTGGTGTTATACACCAATGGTGAGGATTATATTATGAGCAACGCTCTACAAACAACAAACCCTAAAGATCTAGCTAGGATCAATTCAACTCTAAAAGCTATTTCTGCTGAAATGACTAAACAAGAGTTGATACGAGAGATTATAAAAGAATCTATAGATTTCATAAACGAAGAGTTTGATATCCCTAAGAGCATCGTTCGAAGATTAGCTAAAACATACCACGCTCGTGATTTCATTGAACAACAGAGTTTGGATACTGATTTTGTTGATGCATACGAAACTCTAGTTAGTGTTGATAATCGGTTAGCGTGACATCTATACTACTAGATACACCTGAACTCGATGTAGGATATTCTGAATTAGGTCGGCACTACATTACTCCTGAGGGTAAATCATACTCATCTGTTACTACTGTAATTAATTTCGATAAATCTGGATTAGATGAGTGGAAACAGAGAGTTGGAGAGGAAGAAGCAGAACGCATCTGTACTGCTGCTGCTAAACGAGGTACAGCTGTTCATGAAATGATTGAACAATATTTACTCAATCAACCAGTAGATCAAAATGAATATACTAAATTATTTAAAATGCTTAAATGGAAGCTCGATAATATAGATAATATTATAGGACTCGAAACTCCACTATACTCTGATGGAATGAAGTTAGCTGGAAGAGTTGATTGTGTAGGTCTGTACAAAGAGGTTATGAGTGTCATTGACTTTAAAACCGCAACTAAGATAAAAGATAGTAAATGGATTACAGATTACTGGTTACAAACAACTGCTTACAGTTTAATGATTGAAGAGTTAACAGACATTAAAATCCCTCAGTTAGTGATTTTAATGGTAGCTGAGAATGGAGACATTAAAGAGTTTATATCTGATAGAGATAAATGGCTTGAGCCTTTACGCCAAAGGATACTAAGCTACAGACAATGGGTAAAAAGATAGATCAATATAAATTTTTCTGAATCATCATACCACACAAAATCCAACATCCCTCCAAGATTTTCCTATTACATCTTCTCCTAATAATCTAAGAAATGAACACTTCGAGAATGATCGTCTCGTGATAACCACATCAAAATTACTCTTAGCTAATGAGGTACCGTTGATGAACCATAATAATCATCTAATTCTGGATCAATATTCTTTTCAATGAGTTCTTTACGAGTTGCGGATCCAATGTAATACTTTTCCGTTCCTATTGGATTCAGATCTGTAATTAAATAAACGTAAAAGTTGAGGCCGCTATAAATAGATGTATGCATCATTAACTCATTTGAAGTTAGATATGTTAGAAAGGGAGTAACATGTCAGTGTTATTCCCTTTTGTTTATCAGTAGTTATTTATCTTCTTCCGTTTACATTTATCATTTTATGTGGTATAATTAATCTACCAACACAAAAGGAGAAATTATAACAATGACATCCCCTCGTCAAAAAGCTTTTGCAGAACAAGTTTTACGTTTCGTGAATGATGGTTTAACCCACATGCAAGCTGTTACAATAGTATGTGAGCAATTTAAAATTGATCACAGTAAAGTAAATGGATTTATCGATGATCACTTGAGAGAGCGTATCACTCAGTGCTGTATCAAACACAAAACCCATAAAGACCACACAACAGTAGAGACTACCCCAACTCTCTGCAAATGACTACAACAGATTATCTCAGAATATTTAAGAGTATTAGATTATTCCTCCTTAAAGATTATGATATAAAGAAGTATGGTTTTGAAGGAGTCACTGTATCAGAAAAGGAGTTTAATAAATATAAACGTTTTTTAAGTAAAGCTAAGAATAAGTTTAATCGAGATGAGTTCATTGAATATGTAGTATCTTGTACAATACTCAATGTTGCTTACGAGGATATAATTAAATTAGATTTAAAATCATATCACATCTGGAAGAAGAAACACAATAAGTTAACAAATGTTATAGAATGTGATATAATAGATATACAAGATCATTTTATTAAACCAAATAATTTGAAATTCTCTGATTTATTCGTGTGTAAGAAGAATGAACACCCATACATACTCAAGATGTTGTTATCAGAGGATATTGAACGAGAGACGTTCATTGCTTTAAATATGTTAATAGGGTTTTACAATGATTTTGATATACACTTGAAAGATGATTATATTTGGAATGATACTAAACAATTACTAAATAAATATGCAATATTCATTAAACTAGATAAAAATAAAATAATGCGGAGAATATATAATGTTACAAATGAAAGATGAAGATAACAATACAATTTCATCAACAGAATTAAATAGGATACAAAAAATTGCATATAGACCAGAGAAGAGTCTTGAAGTTCTAGTGATATGGCAAGAGATAAACGATACTATATTTGAACGATCGTATCGATACACTTCTTATGTAGATGCGTTAACTGATTATAGAGCAATAAGAGATTTAACAGAAGTAATCGAGAAAGAACAGGATATGATTTTAAATGAGAGAGTATAAAATGATCCTTAACGAAAACCCAACAATACATAACATACACGAAGAGCATGTTGATGATGTATTATCACCAAAAGATATTTTAATAGATTCTAAAATGAATGTAGCTGCTGGTATACACAATGAAAATAATGAAAGTAACTCGATCATTGAAGCAATTAAAACTATTCACAACGAACATCTAAGTAAACTTGAAGATGCTGTATTCTTTATTGATGATATACTATTAAAAAACAGCTGATCTAGTAGATTCCATATAAAATCCAAGATCCTTCCAAGTTAACCCAACTATCTCATTCTCAGATCCTATAGATTTGAGATAATTGTTTTGAAGGTATGATCGTTTAGTGATCACAACGTTAAATCGTTTATTCACAAGTCTACACATCTTGTGCTTTGATATTAATGTTAATTCCCCTATCTCCCGAGCAAATTTGAAACATCCCAAAGACTTGTGACATATTCTTCCTATGCTAGAATCCCATCTCTTTACAGTTGCTCGCTGAAACGTGTTAAAACCATTTTCATCAATATCACTAATCATAATGTTTAACTGTTGATCGTTGATGAGCATTGAATCCTTTTTCATCCACATCATTATTCATAGTATCAACTCGTTTTAAAGATGCTCGCTGTATCCCATCAAGACCATTTTCATCAATATCACCAATCATAGTGTTTAACCGTTTAATTGTGGATTCTTTCGAAGATGTGGTTACACCATTAGCATACGCTTTATTGTAAAATAGAGGATTTTCAATAACATTGTGATCTTTTTGTATCATCTCTTCATACATTCGACACACTCTACTATCCATAAACGTTTTAATAACAACACGTTCCAATTGCGATGATCGAGAATCTTGAAGGATCCTAAAATGCTCGACGGTTGATGATCCATAATAAGTATCTAATTCTGGATCAATGTTATCTTCTTTTAATATTTTGCGTGTTGCGGATCCAATATAATACTTCTCCGTTCCTATTGGATTCAAGTCTGTAATCAGATAAACGTAAAAGTTGAGGCCGCTATAAATAGATGTATGCATGATAATACTCCAGTATTGTTATGTTAGAAAGGGATTAACACTCTAATGTTAATCCTTTTTGTATATTTAATATTATTTATCTCAATTATTAACATTTATCATTTAATGTGGTATAATAATACTATCAATGAGATTCACGGGGAATGCTTATTGGTATCATATAAACCCGAAAACTATAAGGAATACTTATCATGGCAGGAAATTCATTCAAGAATCTCAAGAAAAAGAGAACTAATATCGCTGATCTAGCAGCTAAACTAGAATCCGCAAGCGGAAAGAAAAAAGATTATGGAGATGATCGCATTTACAAACCTCACGTTGAACCGTCTGGGAACGGGTATGCAATTATACGATTGCTACCTCCATCAGAGAATTGTGACATCCCATTTGTAAAAGTATTTGATCATGGCTTCCAAGGACCAGGTGGTTGGTACATTGATAAATGTCCAACGACTATTGAGCAGGATTGTCCTGTATGCACTCATAACAGAGGCATCGTTGAAGTTGGGGGAGGGTGGGAATCTTTAAATGAGAAAGACAAGAAACTTGTTAGAGATCATAAACGTCGAGAGAGTTACATCAGTAATATCCTTGTAATCAAAGATGAACATCAACCTGAATTAGAAGGACAGGTAATGCTTTATAAGTACGGTAAAAGCATTTTTGATAAGATTCTAACTGCTATGGAGCCTGAGTTTGCAGATGAAGATGCTTTAAATCCATTTGATTTCTGGGAAGGAGCTGATTTCAAAATCAAAATCCGGAAAGCTGATGGAGGATGGAGAAGTTACGATCGTTCAGAATTTGCTCCTGTATCAGTGTTGTTGGATGGGGATGATGATGAATTAGAAGAGATTTATAATAAACAATATGATCTCAATGAGTTCACAGATCCTGCAAATTTCAAGGGATACGGGTATTATGAAACTAAACTTAACAATGCTCTAAACCTTAATAAGAGACCTGTTAAAGTAACTGAGGATACAGGAGATGATAATCCTGCCCCCACATCTGCTAAAGCAGACTCCTCTTCAACAGATGATTCTGAGGATATGTTAGATTACTTTAAAAATATGGCTGAAAGTTAATTAAACTTTAACAGAAAAAGCTCACACCAAATGATGTGAGCTTTTTTTGTTATCGAGCTATCACTGGGTCTGGGTATGGTGATCCAGCGTTAAGTATATTAGTAGTTGAACTATTGTTCACATTAGCGTTTCCAGATCTTGTTATACCTGATATAGCATTTATTACCTGCTCCATAAACTCTTTATTACCTTTAATCATATTAGCTAGATATATATTAGCCCCATCTTGGTTACCAGAATTTTTCAATGTTTTATATGTATCAGCTGTAGATTGAGCAGGAGTTAAACTAGATATACCAGCTGTCTTGGAATCATATGTAACAGGACCTAACGATTGTCCATCTGCAAAAGCTTCTCCTTCTCCAAATTCAATAGTAATAGTTGGAGTTGATTCTCCTGGAATCGGAACACCTGCATGTTCAGGGACAGGTTCTATTCCATTTAATCCTCCATCTGCAAGTAGTGTATCGAATACAGTATCACTATCTTTAGAATTCCTTGCAAGTTTCGTAGCATCTCTTTTAGCTATTCTTTTTTCAGTATCTGCTATTTCATCTGAATAGTCAATAGTCTTAGATCCAAAGAAAGTCCCTTTTTCCTCAACCCACTTCATAACTGATAATTTTATATTATCTAGAGCATTGCCTATAGTATCAAAGAGATCTAATATAGGATTAGTTATATACTCATCTACCATACTAGTAATCTTATCAAATATACTAATATTAACACCTTTATCATCCTCAAACGTTAGCCATCCATTAATCTTATTCTGGATATATTTAACTGGATTTTGCCAAAATTCTGATAACCCCATTTTTATAGTTTCCCATGATGGTAAACTCAGCTTCCAATTAGTAAATGATTTCACTATATAACCTTTAGGATCCTTCCAAAATTCTGATAACCCTGTCTTTACAGTTTCCCATGACGGTAAAGTTAACATATATGTGTTAAGCTTCGATCCCATCCAACCACCGAAGTCAGTAAGCCATTTAGGCATCGATTCTTTTATAGTTTCCCATGATGGTAAAGTTAACATATATGTGTTAAGCTTCGATCCCATCCAACCACCGAAGTTAGTAAGCCATTTAGGCATCGATTCTTTTATAGTTTCCCATGACGGTAAATTTAATTTAAACGAGTTAAATGCATTTACTATATATCCTTTAGGATCCTTCCAGAAGTCACCGAACTCAGCTTTTATAGTTTCCCATGACGGTAAATTTAATTTAAACGAGTTAAATGCATTTACTATATATCCTTTAGGATCCTTCCAGAAGTCACCGAACTCAGCTTTTATAGTTTCCCATGACGGTAAAAGATCCCTCACAAGTTGTCCTATTTTAGCGAAAAATTCGGGTATAGCTTTGAATATATTATCAATTGATTCTGAGAAAGAGAATTCATCCATCTTCTTCTCTAGGTCGGTACCTCCAAAGAACCCCACAATCCACGAAATTACACTCTTAATGAGATCAAGAGGAGCACCGATAACACTCTTGATAACACCTTTATTAAAATTAAGAATGCCTGTGCCTATATCACCAGCTTTAAAATCATCTACACTAGATCGGAAACCTTCATATATACCCATCACTGCAGTTAATGGCCAAGCAATCTTACCTAGAATAGTTGCAAACTTACCTAAAAATGTACCTGCTTTCGATAGAGTAGTGCCAAGTGTTCCAGCTTTAGCAGCTTTAGCAGCTTTAGCAACTTCATCTTTTTTAGGCATTAGAAGAGATAACCCACCAGTTGCAGCAGCTATTGTAGCAGTTTTAGCTACTGCCCCAACACTTTTAATCACATTTCCAATAGAACTTGTTGCTGCCTTCATGAGATTCCAAGCTTTACTATTCTTTATGGTATCTGTTATAGTGTTAATCCGAGAGGCAATGTTACCACTGAACTCCTTTACAGCATTAGAGGCGTTAAAGAGAGCTCCTCCTAATTTAGTTTTCTTTACTGATTCTGTTATAGCTACACTGCTAGCTTTAATACTATTTCCCCATTTACTCCAGGCGGCTGTAACTGCGGCGATTGTAGGGAATATAGAAGGAATCTTATTAACGTATGATGATAAACTTTCTTTAACATCATTCCAAGCAGCTGCAATTTTATCCCAATTATTATATATACTTTCTAGAGCAACTAAACCAGCTCCAATTGCGATCTTAGTACCATGCTCCTTTAACTTATCAACCACTGTTTGTTTAGCTTTACCTAAGCCATCTTTGATCTTAACCTTAGATCGCATAGCCACCCCTTTCAAACCAGGAGTCATATCTGCTCTATGTTCTGCTCTTTCACGTTCCTTCTTAGCCAAAACCTCTACTTTATCAGCAGCATCTTTAGCTGCTTCAATATCCATATCAGTTAATTTATCAGCGTGTGCTTTAGCTTCTTCAGCAAGCCTATCTGCATTTGATAGACTTGCATCGTGCATTATATCTTTTGTGAGTTGCTCTTGTTTGAAATGTAGATCAGCAGCTCGTGTTGCAGATTCCACTCCTGATCTCATTTCTTCTCGAATGTTTTTAGCGATATCACCAAAAGCGTCAGGTGTATTATTCTGAGCTGGTATCATTTTCGATACTGTTTCAATTAATTCTTTATGACGATTAGCCTCATTCTGATCATTATCTTTAATTTGATTCACGATAGGTAATTTATTTGGCATTCTCTTTTTCCATTTCTTTTAAGTGCTTTAACAACAATCCAACATATACTTCTCGTTCCCAAGGAACCAAACTCTCAATTTCTGTCAAGCTCCACTTATGATGTTGTATAAGGCTAAAATTTATTTCAAAATAAGATTTTAAATCATGAGTGAAGCTAATTAAAAAAACGAAGATAGACCCTCAAGTCGTATTACATTTACAGTATTACAAATTGGACATGGCATAGTAGCTTCGTATACAGTTTTCGGCATATTAGCCATAAACTCATTAACCTTTTTAAATACAGTATCAGGTAAACTCTCAACAAAACTCATCAACTCCTCATCTGTATAATCAGATGGTTTATGTACAACATCCCCTTCATATATAGACTTAATTAAATGAATAACAACGTTGAACATCTTATCTATATCTGTATCCCCATTTACCATCTCTAAATTATCCCCAGACGGGTATCTCAACTCCATACCAATATTTTCTGTAATCTCGATTAATGGATTAGGTTTATCTTTAAGATCAACTTGAACTTTGTTGAGATCAATTTCTATAGGTATTTCCTCATCACATTTCGTACACCGTTTAGTAGCATTGATAGTATCCCCAACACTCTTCTGTCTCATTTTAATGAACATATATTCAATATCAAAGAACGGAAGATCACTAAGATTTTTAATATTTCCAAATGTACAATTATCAATAATCTGTAATATAGCTGACACCATAGCTTTTTCATCTTTAGACTCAAGAGCCATCAAGAGAATCTTCTCTTCTTTAACTGTGAAACTTCTGTATTTCCATTTCTTCTTAGATGACGGAAGAGTTAGATTAAATGTTGCTTGTTGTATCTGTGGTAATGCCATATTCAATATTCCTTTATAATATAATTAATTCTTAACTAAAATTTCATGTTTTCTGTAAGCGAAATTCACTTGAAAATCACTAACTTCTGATGTCGGACCACTCGTATACGTTTTTGGAGTAATATTTAATGGGTATATATCATGAAACTTAGTCGTCATGATAGTATTAAATTGACGATCTAAATCTTTCAATATACAAGATGATATATAATCATCATAATACATGATAGTATCTTGCTTTAAGGAACTATCAACAAAAGCTGATCCCTGCATACCCATTATCCACGCATCCATTAAACCAAACAAATTGTGATCATCTGCATTCAAGAATGTTACCTCTAAATCTGATTCATGCCCTATACCCGTAACAGGTTTAATATGATTAAACCCATCCCCAACTCTAGGTATATTAGTAGCTGAGTATGGAGAGTATGTAACTCCTTTAACGTATACATCCGCAGTAGGGAAAACTTCAGAAGCGTTTGTTAGCGTTCGCCCTTCCCAAAACTGTGTCTCGAGTACTTTCGGGAAACCAGTGAAACTAAAACTGTACAGATTATCTCGTGCTAGATCATTCCCCGATTTAAATACAGTTGATGTAAAATGTGATATATTCATATTATGTATTTATCAACTAATTTTATTATGCTCTCCATATATCCCTCTGAGAAGCTCCAACAAACTTAGATGTTGGTAAAAAGATAGATTGCTCCCAATCTGTAGGAAAAATCTCAAACACTTGACTGTTTATATGAGAAAATAAATATCTATGTATAGTCTTCTCCACAAATTTAACTTTAGATACTACCTTCCAATTAACTTTGAACATATCATCATCTGTAATATCACTAAAATCACTCCGTCCAGTGAATTTAAGCATAGCCGACATAAACTGCATTCGATGCATTGGAGATAAGTAATGTACATTCAAACCTAACATAGATTGACCTTCAATGCCTATTATAATGCTTAATGGATGTTTATCCCAATACGGTAATGTATCTTGATGTTTAGCATCATACATGAATGTTACCATAGAACCTAATTTAGGATTAGATACCTTTTTAGGCTTCTGCATTCCTTGATCAACTACACCTTTAAACCACTGAGAAGCTTTCTTTGTATCTGTTGCAATGAACTTATTACCAGTTAATTTAGATGTTAATTCATGCTGGATCTTTTTAGGTGCACTTACACCAGCCTTTCCAGCTTTTGTTAATCGAGCCCACTGAGCTCCTCTCCATACATATGATTTACCATCAGTAGCTTGTTGTACTATACCTTTCTTAATACTCATACACGTATTTATCACTCACATTACATTTTACCTCTCTTCAATGTCTTCTCAGTGATAATCATAAACTCCCACCCTCTATCAGCGCACCATTTCATTGCGGATTTCCATTTGGCTTGATTTACAGCATAAACCTTAATTGCATTAATATATCGTTTAGTCTTACGACCAGATTTAGGTAGCTTAGGTGGCATTGTCTCTGCATGAGGCTTCACTTCAACTAATATACTTCTACCATCCTTCAATAACATCCAAAAATCTACGAAGTATCTATGATATCGATTATCTACTGGTGATATATAAGGTACAACATCTTCTTCACTACGCCAAGTAACTACCTGTGTATTACTGTCAAGGTATTCCATAAATGTCCGTTCCCAACTAGATCTATATACAATATTATTTATATCACCTTGATACTTACTTTCATTAATTGGTTTCCACTTTCCTTGATGATACTTGCCCATGATTATATTTATCAACTATTATCATTTTATGTGGTATAATAATAAAAACCAACATCTCTCCACGTCTTTCTGGTAAAATTCTCCCCTAGTGATTGAAGAAACGGACTTCTAATAAATGATTTGTTGCAGATGGTAGCATCTAGATTTTTAAAATATCTCCGAATTATTCTAAGTGATGTGCAACAACCATACACACTCTTAATAGCGTGATGTAAATCTACAATCGTGTGATACTCTCCAACTCCTTTGAATCCATAACACTTGTGTCCATAATTGGTCTCTAATCTTTTCCGTGTTTGCTCCTTACCAATAGTAGCCTTCCATGTTTCATCACTAACAGTTGCAACTTGTTTAGCTATACCCTCTTTACCAATAGTAGCCTTCCATTCAGGATCACTAAATATTTTAAGTTGTTTAGCTATACCCTCTTTACCAATAGTAGCCTTCCATTCAGGATCACTAATCGTTTTAGATCGTTTAATCATACCCTCTTTACCAACAGTTGCCATCCACTCAGGATCATTAATCGTTTTAGATCGTTTAATCATACCCTCTTTACCAACAGTTGCCTTCCACTTAGGATCATTAATCGTTTTAGATCGTTTAACCATACCCTCTTTACCAACAGTTGCCTTCCACTTAGGATCATTAATCGTTTCACATTGTTTAGCTGTAGACTCAGGAGTATTAGTCATGTTGCAGTTAGCATAAGATAAATTGTAAAATAATGGATTAGAAGCTACTTCGTGGTCTCTCTGTAAAAACTCTTCATACTCAAGACACTCTTTAGAGTTATTAAACGTTTTAACTACAACACGTTCTAATTGAGATGAGCACACATCTTGAAGACTTCTGAAATATTTAACATATGATGATCCAAAATATCTGTGATTTTCGGGATCAATGTTATTTTCTTGAAGTTCCTTCCGAGTAGATGATCCAATATAATACCTCTCTGTTCCTATAGGATTAAGATCAGTAATAAGATAAACGTAAAAATTGTTACCATTATAAATAGACGTATGCATGATAATACTTCAATGTTGTTATGTTAGAAAGGGGACAGTGATCCAACACTATTCCCTTTTGTTATATTTATACTATATTAGATAAATACTCATATGATCAAAAACGTAACAATATCGACACTAGACCAAAATCAATCGTATAATGCTACTGATTCTAAAGGACTTCAATACCCTTTAGATATGAGTAACATTAATAACATCATATCCCTTAGGATATTTGGATTATATGAGCATGCTGGAGCAACTTTATCAAATCCAGATAAAGCAGAAGCTAAGAACGCTAAATATAATAAGAATACTCTAGCTAATATAATGTTATACCAAGTCCCAGTATCTACAGCTTATACCCAGAATTGGGGTAAACAAGAAGGAATGTTTAAAGGGCACGGAGGGGAATCGATAGCTGGCTTACAATCAACTCAATATCTCGCTAATAAAGTTGGAACTGGTATAACATCGACTGTAGGTGCGTTATGGGGAGCTAATGATGCTGTTGGAACTGGCAAGAGTATTAATCCGTTTTTAGGAGTGGCATATGAGAGTCCTGAGTTGAGATCTATAACTCTTCCGTTTGTTATGAACCCTAGGAGTGAACAAGAAGCTCGAGCTGTTATGAATATAATCAAGACGATAAAATATCATAGTTCTCCGTCATACTATGATACAGTTCAAACGCTGGATGATGCTCTTGCTAACGAGAAAATTAATGGAAAGGAAGAAGTTAAGGGTAGTTTACTTTCGACTATTGTATCCAAAGCAGGATCAGTAGCTAATAAATTTATTCTAAATGCTCCAGATGTATTTGAAGTAAATTTTCTTAATCTAGAGGAAGGAAGAAATCACAGTTTGTTTAAATTTGGTCCAGCAGTATTAACTGACTTTCAATGCAATTACGGTGCAGATGGAGTGTGGCGTGCATTTAAAAATGGTTTATCAATTAATGTAGAAATGAGCTTGAATTTCCAGGAGATGGACATTCTAACGAGAGCGGAAATCTTGAAAGGTTATTAACATGCAGACATTATACACAGCTATACCTAAAATTGAATATGACGGAAGGATTATTAAAGATATATTCAGACGATCAATTCCAACTAAAAACATCGATACAAGGTTTAATATATACTCTTATATATTAGAGGATGGAGATACTCCTGAAATGTTAGCTCATAAGTTGTATAATGATGTTAACAAACATTGGATATTATTATTAATTAATAATGTGATAGATCCTCATATGGATTGGCTTCTCTCAATAGATGAGTTAGAGCGTTACACTGAGAATAAGTACGGAAACCTTAATGATTTCCATCATTGGGAAGATGATGAAGGTGACCATGTATATGATGACAGGATCAACGATCATGATACGTATAATCTAATATATACATCAAATATAGATCACGAAACACATCTAAACGAAATTAAAAGAGATGTTAAAATCATCCCAAGAGAGTATATAGCAGATTTCGAGGAAATGTTTAAAGAGAGTATCAAGTGAAAGCTATTCGTAACGCTAAAGCATATAAATTAATTGAACTAAAAGTTATAAATGCTTGGAATCAAGAAACTGATATATCAACTATGATGCAGAGTATGACTATTACTGAGAGTATATTTGCTAATGGCACTCAGGGTATGATTCATGTAGCAGACGGTATAGGACTTTGGGAAATGCTACCTTTCATTGGAGAAGAGCGAATCAAGATCAAATACCAAACATCATTTGCTGATCAAGATAATGCTTTATATGAGAAGATATTCAACATATATAGAATTGATAATGGGAAACAGTATGACGGCAAAACAAGATCATATATTATACATTTTATAAGTCATGAAACAGAATTAAATAACAACATCAAACTTAGCAAATCATACAACAAAATGACATCAGATATAATTGTTGCAGATATATGGGATAAGCTGAATGTTGAAGAATTAAATTCTATAGAGGTATCTGAATCCGCTCCTCGATTTATTATACCTACATGGTCTCCGTTCAAAGCTATTGAGTGGTTAAGTAAGAACTCCATTAGTAGTGATAACGATTATAATGATTATGTGTTATTTGAAAATCGGAAAGGTTGGCATTGGGTTACGATTAGATCACTCTTGAAACAAAGTATCAACCAGACTATTGAATACGGAACATCAACTATAAAAAATGCAGAAGGTCAAACAAAAAATGTGATTGAGAATATCGAATACAATCGATTATATGATACTGTGCAGATGACTAAAGATGGTTTGTATGGTGCTAGACGGTTGACGTATTCACACATTAATAAGAGTATGAATAATGAACACACTATTCAGGATGATGCTTTGTATTTGAATAAGCCTAGATTACCAGCTCAATCATTAAGAGGTTCTAGTAGAGGAGCAGCATGGGATCATAATATACCAGATGTGAATGTTGCTGATACTTTATGGGGAACTGAACAATATTATGAATTTCTTGGTGATCCAATGGCATCATACACAGTTAAGTGTAATGATCCAGAGACTGTATACAAAGGAAAACATAAACATCATTTAATAAGAAATCAACTATTCGCCTCTATCAAGAGTAATACTTGGTCAGTTACATTACCTGGTAACACATCACATTATTGTGGGGAGGTTATATTCCTTAACATGCCATCATTCAGAGATACTATTAAAAATGAAGGTCTTGATGCTTTAAACTCAGGTAAATATCTTGTCACTGCCATTACACATTCACTGAACATGGATGAATATACAATTGAATTAGAGATACGAAATACAGGATCTAAAGAGGATTTTGCTACATGGTAAATATGAAACTGTTTTATGCAGTAGTCGAAGATCGACTTGATCCTAGTATGCTAGGTCGCGTGAAAGTTCGAATCATTGGTTTACATACTGATGATAAGAGTCCTAGTGGAATATCAACGGATGATTTAATGTGGGCTTATCCTATGATGCCTATATCTAGCGCTAACATGAACGGTATTGGTCAGACCCCATTAGGAGTTGTTGAAGGTTCATGGGTGGTAGGCTTTTTTAGAGATGGTGATAATTGTCAAGATCCTGTCATTATAGGGGCTACAGGAGGTATACCTAGATCAACAAGTCAAGGAGAGAATGGTTTCGAGGATCCTCTCGGAGTGTACCCAAAAACAGATTATATTAACGAACCAGATGTAAATAGACTAGCGCGAGGTGTTACTGTAGATGAGGATGATAACACTAAAGGAGCTGAGTGGATTGATCCTGAAGATCAATCTAAACATGATAATAAAATCGGGAATACTATAGTCAAGGATAAACAGGATGCGAGAGAAGCTGATAAAGATGTTCTTATAGGAAAAGGACGAGATGGTAGTAACGGTGAAGGTAAATGGACTGAGCCTGAATTATCATATGCTGCTAGATATCCTTTTAATCATGTACACGAATCAGAGAGTGGTCATATCACCGAGATTGATGACACTCCTGGGGCAGAGCGAGTTCATAATTATCATCGAAGTGGTACATTTAAAGAGATACATCCTAATGGTACAATTGTCCAAAAGATTGTGAATGATCATTACGAGCTTGTGTACGGAGATGATTTTTTACATGTGAAAGGTCATGTGAATATTACAGTGGACGGTAACTGTAACTTATACACTAAAGGCAATCTCAATGAACAAATAGATGGAAGTTATCATAGACACATTAAAGGTAACTTCACAGAACAAGTAGATGGTAAAGTTGATCGAAATATAGGTGGGACATTCGATCAAGTTAGTGGTGGTAATAATATCACAATTGCACCTCGCATAGATTTAAATCCTTAGGAGCTGACATGACACAAACACGAATCGGTTACACTTGTCAAATGGGTGATCCAATGGCTTTCTCAGAGGCTGAATGTTTAGCATCAGGAGGTAATTGGATTGGCCAAGAGGTTCCAGCTGGAGTACCTGATTTTGGGAGTATCACTGGTGGTGGTTTTAACAATACTATAGATAATGCTGATTCTTTCTTACGTTTCCCTGGTCAAGATAAACTTAATAGTATATCAAGTCTAGGTACATCAATGAATGCATCACATAAAATAGGCTACACTAATCCATCACAGCTAAACCTTGCTGGTTTTGTACCAAATGATCAAGTGAAGATTAAAGCGGCTTTGTCTAAAATCGACACTCTTGCTAATAATACCTCAGTATGTTCTCAAGTGGTTCAGAATATTGTAGATAAGAACGTAACTGATGTTCCTAAGAATACAGCAATATTAGATGCATACAAAACAGCATCTAAATTAATTGATTGTGGAGAAGGTCTCGATGTGGTGATGAAAGGAGAGAATCTTCTCGATGAATTCACATCTACATCCAACTTAACATCAGTTGAATCTTCAATAGACAAAATAACAAATAGCATGAACTCTGATCTTTTTACAGCATTACCTAGTTCAGATGGACCTGTAATGAGTTGTGTATGTCATGGAGGAGATCCCTTTGATGGGAATGAAACTGATTGTCTATCTAATGGAGGGGAATGGAGGTGTCAAGAAGTATCAGGTTCTGCTGCGAATACATTTAATATAGACTTTATGAACAACATAAACAGTATAGATAACGTCGCAGATGACATGGATGGAGCGTGTAATAAACTCCAAGGGGCAGTTGAAGCTCTTCATGCTAAAGGTGTTGCATTGGTTGCTAAAGCAACTGGTTATCTTGAGAAAATGAGCAAACTCTCTAGTTTGAGTGTATCAACTGGTCCTTGTGGGGAGATTATTGAAGCATTGATACCAGACGAGGCTAAATCATATTTACCATTAATCAGTAACGCTCTCAAAGGATTGCCACCTCAAGGGGGAGGAGAGAGTTGTGTATGTCATGGAGGAGATCCCTTTGACGGGAATGAAGCTGATTGTATATCTAATGGTGGGGAATGGAGATGTCAAACCATCGAAAGTGATACTCCTATCACATCAAATGCTCCATATACTGAATTTTTACCTACAATACCCCAAATTCCTACAATCCCAACATCAACCGTAACGAATAATGTGAAGATTCCCATTAACATAAGTGCTAAGATAACTACAGTGGAACTGAATACACTATCTAGTATATCATCTATTACACCTAGTATTAATACACCTAGTATTAATACACCTGTTGTGAATGGTATCGGAGGTAATCTATTCAGCACCATATCTAATAAGATAAGTTCATTAGTACCAGTTAATAATGTAAGTTCCTCAGTTGATACTAGTGGATTTAATATCAATTCAATAGAATCTTCATTTAATATTACACAAGGGATAAACAGTCCTGCTCTATTTAATGGTAATCAACCTGAGCCTTGGACAAAAGCTGACGGAAGTAAAATGACTAGAGCAGAAATTGATGCTGCTCAAGCGGAGTATATGTAATGCCAGCAGCAGTACGAAAAGATGGAGTTGATGCAACATCTGACCCGGATGGTTCCGGATTTTGTTGCGGTTCCCCATCTAGTCATAGTACAAATGCGGGAAGTGGTAATGTATTCACTAATTCAATTGGTAATGTTCGTCAAGGAGATGCAATGATTACTCACACTTACGCAGGACCTTGTTGTACTCCTCACGCCCCAACCTGTTCCACTCACAGTCCAAATGTTTTTATTAACAGTAAAGGTGCAATGAGAAAGGGAGATGCATTTGGAGGAGATCATATTACTGTAACAGGATCAAACAATGTATTCATTAACGGGTAATCAGATGATCTAATCTAATAGCATATGCTCCTATTAAATGCTCTTTATTGTGTTTAATGAGTTTAGATTTTGATCTACAAGTGTTTCCTATTCTATTAGTATGTGACGAAATAATCAACTTTTTATGTAACACATTCATAGATTGTTTAGATATTTCAGAATATAAAAGTGAATCGGTTTCGTGATATACATTCCACATACGAGACAGATCTAATTTGAAACAATTGTTATTATGGTATTTAGACATTATCCACGCTGATGTTGATATCATATTACAGTGAGGACATTCAACAGAATGTTCATCTTTCCATTGTTTAGATGATTTAGTTTCTGATGATTTTCTCCCTCCTCGTTGATTAGAGATTTCCCCATTTTCATCTAGAATTAATTTAGTTGAATTTGCCTTCTGTCTTGCTATTTCAGCGATAGTGGTTCCATCATCTTTTGCTATATTCCTAGTTACAGCTGCTTTTCTCGCACTCAACTGAGCAATTGATACTCCATTTAAATCTGGAATAGATTTAGTTATAGCTGCTTTTCTCCCTCCACGTTGATATGACGTCTCTCCATTTTCATCTTTCAATGAACGTTTATATACCATCTTAGCTGTGGATATTGGGGTATTAACAACTCCCGATGCATATGATAAATTATAGAATAATGGATTAGATGCTACATTATGCTCCCTTTGCAACATCTCCTCATATTCAAGACACTCTTTAACATCATTAAATGTTTTAACTATGACACGCTCTAATTGAAGAGACTGAGAATCTTGAAGTGTTCTAAAGTGAGGTGTATACGAAGATCCGTAATATTGATCTTTTTCTGGATCAATATTATTTTCAGAGAGTTCCTTTCGAGTAGCGGATCCAATATAATATCTTTCTGTTCCTATAGGATTAAGATCAGTTATTATGTCTACCTAATAATTGAGGCCACTATAAATAGATGTATGCATGATAATATTCCAGTAATATTATATTAGAAAAGGATTAATGATGATGCATTAATCCTTTTTGTATTTATTACTGAAACCTATCATCATTTTTAACTCATTAATAGATAAATAATATCATGAATAGATTAAGTAAACATACACAGATATATAGTGATATTGATATTGACTTCACTAAACATCCTTACACTAAAGACTTAGCAAAAGTTACTGATGAGAATAGTGTAAAACAATCATTTTTGGGACTGTTACAGACTAATCATGGAGAGAGACCATTTCAGCCATGGTTAGCATCTGGAGTTAATGAATTATTATTTGATAACATGGACCCTGCCACAGCGATAATGCTTGAGTATAAAATAGAAGATTTAATCACTAATTATGAGCCTAGGATTGTACTACACGAAGTTAATGCTACACCGAATTACGATGATAATGCTTATGATGTAACCATTGGCTTTAGCATTAGAGGTGTACCAAGCAAAAAAGAAATGAGCTTACAATTAGAAAGAATTCGCTAGAATCATAACTCTAATACATCCATGAAAATACCCATATTCTTATAAGATCCCCATTTTTTATTATAATCTTTAAAGTCTATAGCATTTATCTTATTACCATAGAACATTAAATTCATACCAACGACATTAGATACATCCCAATTGCTTATATCATCAGTGAACTTAGAATCTCTAAACATCGAATTCATACCAACGACATTAGATACATCCCAATTGCTTATATCATCAGTGAACTTAGAATCTCTAAACATCGAATTCATATTAGTTACTTTAGATGTATTCCAATCACTTATATCATCATCGAACTTAGAATTTCGAAACATCGAATCCATCATAGTAACATTAGATACATCCCAGCCACTTATATCACCATTAAAGACAGAATCACTGAACATAAAACTCATATTGGTAACATTAGATACATCCCAGCCACTTATATCACCATTAAAGACAGAATCACTGAACATAAAACTCATATTAATTACATTAGATACATCCCACTCACTTATGTCACCATTAAAATTAGAGTTTTTGAACATTGAATTCATATATTTAACTTTAGATACAACCCATTTACTTATATCACCATTAAAGACAGAATCACTGAACATAAACCACATATTATCAACACTAGATACATCCCACTTACTTATATCACCATTAAATTGTGAATTATTATATAACATATAACTCATGTCAGTAACATTAGATACATCCCATTTACTTATATCTCCATTGAACTTAGAACTACTGAACATAAAACTCATATCACGAACATTTGAGACATCTAAGTCATTAAGATCAGCATCATCAGCTCTCTCTTTAATTATACTTTTTAAATGTTTATTATCTTTAACTTTAATCATAACTCTAATACATCCATGAAAATACCCATATTATTTACAGGTTCCTGTTTTTTATTGTAATCTTTAAAATCTTTAGCGTCTATCTTATTACCATAGAACATATAATTCATACCAACGACATTAGATACATCCCAATTGCTCACATCTTCAAATAACCGACTCATATCAGTTACTTTAGAGATATCTAAATCATTGAGATCAGCGTTATCAGCTCTCTTTGATTATATTTCTTAACTCTTCATTAATTTCGACTTTTATCATATACCTATTATACCACATTTTGCACAAAAATACAACATATTTCTCTTTTATAAGTTATTGATAATCACTTTACTATTTATGGAGTATTTAAACTACTGATATATTAAAGTTTATCTATTCAGAGATAAATAAACCAATATAACATGGAAACTTTTATGACCCAGCAACTTAATACATCAGAGCTAGACTTCAATAAAATCAAGGATAACCTTAAAGATTTCATGAGATCTCAATCAGATCTCAATGATTATGATTTCGAAGGTTCAAATTTATCAATTCTTTTAGATGCTATGGCATACATCACACATTATCAAGGTGTTTACGTTAACGCAGCTGTGAATGAATCATTTCTCGATACTGCTATCAGACGAAATAGTATAATATCTCACGCTAAATCAATTGGTTACACTCCTAACAGCACAAAGGCTGCTCAAGCAACAATTAACTTAAAATTCAATGAAGCTGAGAATGATGCAAACAATATAATTGGTGTTACTATAGCTAAAGGGGCTAAATTTATTGGTTCATATCAAGGCTCAATATACAACTTTGTTACATTTGATACATATTCAACTTCATATCCTTATTCTATCGATATACCTATTAAACAAGGTTCATATCACACAAAGACATTTACTTGGCTGGATGGGACTGTTCAAAATTTCATTCTAAATGAAAGTGACATTGATAGAGATTCAATTTCCCTTAAAGTGAATGGAGTTTTTTGGACTTACTCTAATGGAGACCTTACCAATGTAGATGCATCGAGTCAAGTATTTTACATACAAGAAAATTATGATAATAAAACTGAATTATATTTTGGACCAGACTCAGGTTTGTTTGGATTAAGACCGAATAATGGAGATACTTTAGAAGTTGAATACATTAGATCTGATGGAGCAGCAGCTAATGGAGTAGATGTATTCAGTATCCCAGGATTGGTTGGAGGTTATGATGCTCAAGGTATCAGTATAAGTTTAGTTGATGTCGCAAGTCTTGGTATGGATCCTGAAGACATCGAGGATGTAAGATTCCGAGCTCCAAAAAACTATGAACGACAAGATCGTGCAGTATCAGCAGATGATTTCAAAGCTATACTATTAGATGAATTTGGAGATATCGATGCTATTAATGTTTGGGGAGGAGAAACTAATGATCCCCCTCAATACGGTAAAGTTATGATTAGCATTAAACCTAATACAGGGGAACGATTATCTCCTATGACGAAAACTGATATAATCAATCGAATTCTTAAACCGTATAATATAGTTGCGATTACTCCAGTTATAGTTGATCCAGAATACGTATACATAACAATCAACTCAAAAGTTACTTATTACAGAAATAAAACTCAGAAGAGTCAAGGAGAGATGATTGAGTTAATATCTGATATTATCAAAACTAAATATGAGGATTCTTTGAGGGATTTCGGATCAACTTTAAGATACTCAAGTGTTGTAACTGCAATTGATAATGCTGATGTAGCAATCAACAGTAACATCACAGATATTCAGATGGCAAGAAGATTTAACCCAGATTCAAATAACGTATCAGGTTTATATGACTTATATTACCACAATCCAATCAAACCCGGCACAATTATATCAAGTAGTATAATCAAGACTGGAGGAGATACTTACGCGTTGATGGATGATGGACTTGGAGTGATGACTTTATATAACATCACTCAAGAAGCATTTACAAGCATTAATATAGGAACAATCGATTATACTAAAGGTATCATATACCTGAGGAACTTCAACATTGATATAGATACAACACAGATGATTTCAATATACGCTGTTCCAAGTAATACAGATGTAAAATCATCTCAGAATGTATTGATATTATTTGATGTTGCTAATATTACAACGGATACTATATAATGCTATCAAGTATAATCAACAGGGTTCTACCTGCTTTTATACGAGATGATCATCCAACTTTTGAAACTTTTCTGAAGACGTGGTTAGAATTTCTAGATGATGATGGCCCCCATCAACATATAACCGAGTTAAAAAATCAAGTTGATGTAAATTCATCAGACGTTATAGATGTATTGAAAAACGCTTATATGCCATCATATCCAGCAACGCCACTTGGATATGTACAAGAAACTGACTCAGCATTTCTTATTAAACATCTTAGAGATGTATACAGAAAGAAAGGATCTGAAGCGGCTTATAGATTCTTCTTCCAAGCTCAATTTGGCGAAGATATAACAATACACTATCCTAAAGAGAATGTACTAAGATTATCTGACGGAAAATGGCAAGTATACCAATACATCCTCTTTGATTGGAATATCGATACTGTCGAGCATGTTATAGTGAAAGGATTCTTCAATAAACAAATAAGAGGACGCACTAGCAATGCTACAGCATTTGTTAATATACCTGAAGGAGCAGATCCACAATTTTATATAGACGCTAAAGAGCTTCCACTGAAAGATGTATTCGGAGACTTCTTACCTAATGAAATCATTGAGGTGATTATATGATATTTTATGCGGAAGCTAGTATAGTCGCATTAGGACGAGATGATTTATACTTATGTGAAGATGGGGATATTATACTTCTTGAGAATGATGATGAAGCACAAAGAGAAGACTTTAATATTACAGTAGCAGCAGTTACTTCACATAACACGTCAAGTGAAATAACATCAAGCGTTACATTATCATCATCACCACAAATCAATCTCCTTGCTGCATCTGTTGTAGTAGCTGGTGCAGAGTTGATTGGACAAGGAGGAATAACACGCTCAGGTGAAGCTAATATAGTAGCTGGTGCAGAGATGAACGATCAAGGAGGAATAACACACTCAGGTGAAGCTAATATAGTCGCATTAGGACAAGAAGATTTTAATATTACAGTAGCAGCAGTTACTTCACATAATACGTCAGGTGAAATAACATCAAGCGTTACATTATCATCATCACCACAAATCAATCTCCTTGCTGCATCTGTTGTAGTAGCTGGTGCAGAGTTGATTGGACAAGGAGGAGTAACACACTCAGGTGAAGCTAGTATAGTCGCATTAGGACAAGAAGACTTTAATATTACAGTAGCAGCAGTTACTTCACATAATACGTCAAGTGAAATAACATCAAGCGTTACATTATCATCATCACCACAAATCAATCTCCTTGCTGCATCTGTTGTAGTAGCTGGTGCAGAGTTGATTGGACAAGGAGGAATAATACGCTCAGGTGAAGCTAATATAGTAGCTGGTGAATCAGTTCTCTATAATGTATTATTAGAGAATAATAACGAATTCATAACTGAATATGGTGATGAAGTTGTTCTTGAGAGGTTAAATTTATTTGATCGTGGTTTGAATTCAATGACTTTGGGTTACATGACACTTAACTCTAGTAACTATATTGATA